TGCTGAAGGCCAAGGCGCACCGCGAGCCGCGGAACTGGCGCATCACCAACCCGAACCTGGGCGCCTCGGTAGACGAGGCGTTCCTGGCGCGGGAGTTCGAGAAGGCGCGGGCCGCGGGGGATGCGGCGCTGCGCGACTTCGAGGCGAAGCACCTCAACGTGCAGATCGACGTGGGTGGCGGTTCGGATGGCTGGGCCGGCGCTGCGGTGTGGACCCGGGGGAATGGCGGGCCCCGCACGCTGGCCGAGCTGCTGGACCGAAGCGAGTGCGTGACGTTGGGGGTGGACGGCGGCGGCCTGGATGACCTGTTCGGGTTCGGCGCCATCGGGCGCGAGCGTGAGACTCGGCGCTGGCTCGGCTGGGGGCATGCGCTGATCAGCCCCGAGGGGATGGAGCGTCGGAAGGCCAACGCGACGGTCTACCAGGACTTCATCGCGGACGGTGATCTGACGCTGGTCGACGGCTTGCCGGATGACCTGGCGTGGATCGTGGAGCATGTCGGGCTGGTGAAGGATGCCGGGCTGCTCGCGATGGTGGGGGCGGACCCGGCTGGCATCGGCGGGCTGGTGGATGCGCTGGCCGAGATCGGCGTCACGGAAGACGCGAAGCTGCTGACGGGCGTCCCGCAGGGCATCCGGCTGATGAACGCCAGCAAGACCGTGGAGCGGAAGCTGGCGGATGGGACGTTCAAGCATTCGGGCTCGCGGCTGCTGGCCTGGTGCGCCGGCAACGCGAAGGTGCGACAGACCTCGACGGCGGTGCTGATCGAGCGCGCGGCGAGCGGCTACGGGAAAATCGACCCGCTGATGGCGGTGTTCAACGCCGCGCATCTGATGGGGTTCAACCCGCAGCCAGCAATACCGCTGACCGCATCCGACATTTTGACGGTGATCTGATGGCCCTCATGGAACGGCTGATGGCTGCGGTCGGCTACGAGCCGATGCGGCGCACGGACGCGCATGCCGGTTGGCTGCCGCAGGGTGATGTTTCGCAGTCAGGCGTTTCGGTTACCGCTTCCGCTGCCTTGCAGTACGGTGTGGTGCAGGCGGTGCTGGAGGTGCTGGGCGCGACCGTCTCGACGCTGCCGTTCATGGTCTACCGGCGCACGCCCGATGCGCGGGAGCCAGTGCGGGACCACCCGGTCTCCGTCATTCTGAACGACCGGCCAGGCCCGCGGGTCACCGCCCAGGAGTTCTGGGACGAGCAGACCCGCCACCTGGCCTTTGAGCGCAACTGCTACGCCCGCATCCTCAGCGAGGGTGGCGCGCCGATTTCGGGGCTCGATATCATCCACCCGACCCGGGTGACGAAAATCGAGCGCGGCCCGGATGGCCGCGTGTACTACACGATCAACCCGCTGAGCACCGGCACGGTCGAGACGCTCCGCGACGATGAAATCTGGCATGTTCGCAAGGCCCCGCTGACCGCGGACGGGCTGCGCGGAATCCCAGTCTGGCAGACCGGCCGGGAGGAGATCGGCCGCGCATTGGCGGTGGAGCACTACGGGGCCCGCTACTTCAGGAACAGCGGCAAGGGCGGTGGCACCATCAAGCACCCGGGCAACTTCCGTTCGCGCGAGGACCGCGAGGAGTTCCTGGAGAATTGGCGCCGCTCCACGACCGGCGACAACCAGCATCGCGACCGGCTGCTGACGCATGGGGCGGACTATGTCCCCAACAATGTCGCGAACGATGAGGCGCAGTTCATCGACACGCTGAAGCAGCTGGAGGTGAAGGTGGCCCGCCTGTGGCAGATGCCCCCGCACCGCGTCGGTATCCTGGACCGCGCCACCCACAGCAACATCGAGCACCAGGGTATCGATTACGTGGTGCACACCTTGGCACCCTGGATCGCCGCATTTGAGCAGGCGGCGGGCCGAGACCTGCTGGTGGGTGAGGAGCGCGCCAGCCTGTTCTGCGAGTTCAACGTGGCCGGGCTGCTGCGCGGCGACCTGCTGGCTCGCTACCGAGCCTACTCGATGGGTCGCCAGTGGGGCTGGCTCTCGGTCAACGACATCCGCCGCCTCGAGAACCGCCCGGGCATTGGCCTGCAGGGCGATCGGTACCTCGAGCCGGAGAACATGCGACGCGCAGGGAACCGCGATGAACCCGGAAATGATGATGAGCCTGCTCGCCGCCCTGGCGAGTGAGGGCATTCTGGCGGTCGCGCCGGAGCACCTGGGCCGTGCGCCCGCGCAGCGGCAGGACCGTGGCGGCGCAGTGGCGATCATTCCCGTGACCGGGGCGCTCTTCGCGCGCGGTGTCTCGGGGTGGTTCGGCACGGTGCCGGGCATGGACACGCTGCGCGCCCGCCTGGCGACGGCGGCGGCGAACCCGGACATCGGTTCCATCGTGCTCGACATCGACAGCCCCGGCGGCACGGTGGCCGGGACGGCGGAGACCGCGGCGGCCGTGGCCCGCGCCGCGGCCCAAAAGCCCGTGGTGGCGGTGGCCAACACGCTGGCGGCCTCGGCCGCGTACTGGATCGCGTCGCAGGCGACGGAGGTGGTGATGGCGCCGAATGCCATGGCGGGCTCGATCGGCGTCATCGCTGTGCACCAGAACGCGGGCAAGCTTTACGAGCGCATGGGAATCGAGACGACGCTGATCCGCTCCGGCCCCCGCAAGGCGGAGGGGCATCCCTTTGGCCCGCTGGACGAGACGGCGCGCGAAGCCATCCAGGCGCGTGTGGACGAAGCCGCGACCGCCTTCCTCGACGCGGTGGCCGCCGGCCGCAAGGTCACTGCCAAGGCCGCGCGGGAACGCTTCGGCGAAGGCCAGGTCTTCGGTGCCGCCGAAGCGGTGGCGGCCGGGCTCGCCGACCGCGTGGCCACGCTGGACGAGGTGGTGGCCGGCATGGCCTCCGGTCGTGGCCGCGCGTGGCGCCGGCGGAGCTCGTTCGCCTTCGCCTGATCCTTTCGTTTCGCAGGAATGACCGCTCGCGCCGCCCGGCCGCGAGTCGGAAACGATTTGCCGCCGGGCCAGACAGGAGAAGCAGATGAACCTCAAGGAGCTCCGCGCCCGGCTGGCCGCGCTCAAGGCCAAGGGCAAGACCAAGCTCGAGGAGTACAACGCGCTCCTCGGCAAGGCCGAGCGTTCGGCCGAGGAGGAGGCGAAGGTCACCTCCCTCGATGCCGAGATCACCGCGCTCGAGAACGAGGTGGGCACCCTCGAAGCGACGATCGCCGATGAGGAGAAGAAGGCGCGCCGCGCGGGCATCTTCGCCTCCACGGCGCTGACGCAGCCGCGCGTGCCCGCCGCCCCGCGCGACCACAATGCCGAGGCCGCCGGGGGCTTCCGCTCCATGGCCGAGTTCGCGGTGGCCGTGCGCAATGCCGCCGTCAATCCGGCGGAGATGGATGACCGGCTGCGGGCCACGGCCCCGGCCAACTTCCACCAGAACAGCGGTACCGCGGGTGAGGGTCACCTCGTCCCCGCCCAGTTCCGCGAGACGATCTGGGAGCTGGTGTTCAATGAGCGCGACCTGCTGTCGCTGATCGCGCCCGAGCCCACGGCGTCCAACGTGGTCCAGATTCCCAAGGATGAGACCACCCCGTGGGGCGCGTCCGGTGTGCAGGCGTACTGGCGGGCCGAAGGCACGCAGATGACCGCCTCGCGCGCGGCCATGATCGGCAGCACGGTCAACCTGCACGAGCTGTATGCCTTCGTGCTGGCGACGGATGAGCTGCTGTCCGACGCGCCGCGCCTGTCGAGCCGGCTGACCACGCAGGCGGCCCGCGCCATCCGCTGGAAGGCGGGTGAGGCGATCATGTGGGGCGATGGCGTCGGCAAGCCGCTGGGATTCATGGTCAGCCCGGCCAAGATCGCGGTGGCGAAGGAGAGCAGCCAGACTGCGGATACCATCGTCGCCGCCAACGTGCTGAAGGCCTATTCGCGCCTCCAGGGCATGGGCTCGCGCGCCTTCTGGGCGGCCAACCGCGATATCGTGCCCCAGATCGCGACGCTCACCATCGGCCAGCAGCCCATGTGGCTGCCGCAGAACCAGGGCTTGCAGAACGCGCCGCAGGGCACGCTGCTGGGGCTGCCCATGCTCTTCCTCGAGCACTGCAAGACGCTGGGCGATGAGGGGGACCTGGTGCTGGTGGATCCCGATGGCTACTACGCGGCCACCAAGGCGGGCGGCGGCATCGACTTCGCCTCCTCGATTCACCTGTACTTCGACTATGGGGTGCAGGCCTTCCGCTGGACCTTCCGCCTCGGTGGTCAGCCCTTCCTCTCGGCGCCGGTCTCGCCCGCGAAGGGCTCCAGCACGCGCAGCCACTTCGTGGCCATCGCCGAGCGCGCCTGACCTGCTTGCGGCTGCAAGCGCAGCCGCGGCCCACCCCAACTGATCCCGAGAGGACCCAGACATGACCCCGAACCTCAAGCCCTCGCAGCGCGTGGCGCTGGTGGGCGTGATCGACCCCGACGCCTACACCGCGAATACCTACACCACCGGCTGGATCGACGCCTCCACCGCCGCCGCCTTCATGGCGCTGGTCTCGGTGGGCGAACTCGGCTCCAGCGCCACGGTGGACGCGAAGCTGCAGCAGGCCACCAACGGCTCCGGCGCCGGCGCGAAGGATGTGACCGGCAAGGCCATCACGCAGTTCACGCAGGCCGGCACGGACAGCGACAAGCAGGCCGTCATCAACCTGCGTGCGGAGGAGCTGGACCTGGTGAACGGCTTCACCCACTTCCGCCTGTCCATGACGATCGCGACCGCGGCCTGTGACGCCTGCGGGCACGTCTTCAGCCTCGACCATCGCTATGGTCCGGCGAACCTGCGCGACCTCGCCTCGGTGGACGAGATCGTCGGCTGAGCCATGGCCCTCGTCGTGCTCACCGCCGCCACCGTCCGCGAGCTTACGACGCTGGCGGCGGTCAAGGCGCGGCTGGATGTCCATGGCTTCGAGGATGATCCGTTCCTGAACGCCGAGATCAAGCGGCAGACAGGGGTGGCCCTTTCCTATCTTCGGGTGCAGGAGGCGCAGGACGGAAGCCGAACGCTGGCGCGGGAGACGCTTCGGGAGGACGTCTGGCCAGAGCCAGGCACCCACCGGATCCGGCTTTCGCGCACGCCGGTTGCGGCGGTCGTGTCCGTCATCGAGGCCGGCGCCACGCTCTCCGCTGATGATTTCGCGATCGACGCGCCGTCAGGTGTTCTGCGGCGCCTCTCCGCCGATGCTCCGCGATGCTGGCAGGGCGCGAAGGTGGTGGTGGAGTACGAGGCCGGCTGGCTTCTGCCGGGTGTGGCCAGCCCGCTTGCCCCGAACCTGCCAGCGGAAATCGAAACGGCCGTGATCGAGATGGTGAAGGCGGCGCGCGAGGCCCGCGGCCGAGACCCGATGCTGCGCAGCGAGAGCGTGCAGGGCGTGGGCGCGGTCAGCTATCTCGACCCGGCGCGCGGCGCCGAAGACATGCCGCCCCAGGCGGCTGCGCTGCTGGCGCCCTACCGGATGCTGCGGGCATGAGCCCCGCCGCTGTGGCCCGCATGATCTCTATGGCCGGCGAGATCGCGGTCCTGCGCCGCCCCAGCGCCGCCCCCACCTTCGAGGTCGAGATCGGCGCGATGCCCTGGGGAGAGTTCCCATGGGACGGCCTCGGCAGCTTCGACAACCTCGCGCTGCGCGCCGTGGTGCGAAACTACCAGCCGCAGGACCTGGTGGGCGCCATCAAGCAGGGGGACATGCTCGCCATTGTCAGCGATGCCGAGCTGGCGCGCTCTGGCTGGCCGGGCCCGCCTCGCAATGGCGACCGGCTGTGGCGTCGCGGGCGGAACTACACGGTCATGGGCTGCGACACGCGCCTGCTGCGGGACCGTGTGGCGATGCACCACCTGCACCTGAGGGGCTGACATGGCCTCCCTGTTCGCTTGGGAAACCGCCCTGCCCATCATCCGCGCCGCCGCCACGGTGCCGGTGACCGAGGCGAATGTTGATCTCGCGACGCCGGATACCGAGCACTGGCTCTCCATCGACGGGCGCGCGGGTGACGCGGGGCCGGCGGAACTCGGCCCCCTGCCGCTGTGGACGGAGGAGGGCGCGCTGGAGGTGACGCTGTTCTCCCGCATCGGGCAGGGCACGCTGGTGGCGCGGCAACAGGCGGACCGGATCATGTCAGCCTTCCGCACCACGGCCCCGCCGCCTGGGCTGGAATGGACCGGCTGGGCCCTGGATGAGGGGCGGACCTCCGAGGACGGCACGCACTTCGCGCTGATGCTGACCATTCGCTACCGGCTGACGACGGCCGTGAACCCCTAGCCGCTCCCGCGGCGCGCCCTGATCGCCGCCTGGGCAGCGGCATCTCGACAACCAGCAAGGGAGCCTCGCGATGCCGAGCTCGACCAATTTCGCCGCGGGGGCCGAGACCTCCGCAGTCGTCCTGGCCCACGCCATCCAGTCGGACGGCGCCGTCTTCCCGACCTCGGGCTGGAAGGGGCTGCGCATCACCCAGGAAAGCCTGGGCATCCAGCAGCAGACCTCGCGCCCGAACGAGATCACCGGCCGCCGCCAGGTCAGTCCCTCGGTCATCCAGCAGGTGCGGGCGTCGGGCGAGGTGGGCTTCAACCTGAGCTATGGCACGTTCGATGACCTCTGGGCCGCCCTGTTCGGGAACGACTGGACGGCGGCGCTGGCCATCAACAGCGCCACGACCGACATCACCTTCGTGAACGGCACGAACAAGATCACCTCCACCAGCGCCAGCAAGTTCGCCGCGATTGTCGAGGGGCAGTGGATTCGCATTTTCGGCGCTACGGCCAGCGCTGGCGCGAACAACGGCATCCGGCGCGTGGTGACGAAGACCAGCGACCAGGACATCACTGTGACGGGGCCGCTGGTGGCCGAAACCTCGTCCGGCACGAACATCGCCATCCGCGGCGCCATGCTCCGCAACGGTGACCAGACGCAGCTGGTGGCGTTCCAGAAGCAGCTCGGGGCCAGCCAGTTCCTGCGCTACCCGGCGGGCATGATCGGCGCCGGCTCGCTGCGCGGCTCGGTGGGCAACTTCATGACGGGCAGCTTTTCCGTGATGGCGCGTGAGGAGCTGTTCAACTCGACCACGGCGGGCAGCGTCGCGGCGGCGCCGGGCGGCGGCTTCTTCAACTGCGTCTCGAACTTCGGCGGCATCAGCCTGGACGACACCGTCATTGATGCGGTGGTGCAGTCCCTGGACCTCACCATCAGCCGCGAGGGCGCGGACATGGTGTATGGCATGGGCAGCGACGCGGCCCAGGGCAACATCTTCGGCCAGGTCAACGTGGCGGGCTCCATCAGCGTCGTGTGGCGGAACGAGACCATCTACAACCTGATGCGCGCGGGCACGCTGCGGACCATCACGGCCGTGATGCGCGACCCGGCCGGCGCGGCCTATGCGGTCACGCTGCCCACTTCCGCGCTGCGCAACGGCTCGCCGCAGGCCGGCGGCCCGAACCAGTCGGTGGTGTCGAACTTCACCATCGAGGGCGCGCAGAACCAGGCCATTCACGCCATCCAACTCGACCGGCTGCCGGCGACGGCCGCCTGACGCCTTCGCGCGCCGGGGACTCTCGACGCGCGGAACGGCGCCGCTCCGGCTTCGGGCTGGGGTTGGGGCGGCGCCACCAGCCCACCAGCCCATCAGGACACCGCATGGACCTCTCTCAAGTCGCGCTCGCTGATGACGCGCAGACCGATGGCGCCTGGATCGCCCCGCGCCTGGGCGAAACGATGGAATTCCTCTGCGTCGCCAAGTCGCCGAAGTTCCGCGCCCGCGAAATCCGCGCCCTGCGCGACCTGGCGAAGGTCTACGGCGAGGTGTTCGCCATCCCCGCCTGGGCCGAGGCCCAGCGCATGGGCCCTGTCTACCTGGAAGAGGGCATGGTGCGCGGCGTGCGCGGCCTGTTCCACGACCGTGAGCGCACGCAGCCGGTGCAGCTCGGCGACCTGGGCGCGCTGATCGCCCAGAAGAAGTTCAGCCCGCTGTATGAGCAGATGAAGCTGGCCGTGGAGATGGCCAGCACGCGCCTGGAGGCGGATGCCGAAGCGGCGCTGGGAAACTCCTCGGATGGGTCCGATGGCACCGCGGCGGCGGAAAAATCGAAGCCCTCTTCGCCGGCGCGGACCCCGAGCTAGAGCCGGAGCCGCCCGGGCCGCTGGATGCGTGGCTCATGGAGGCCTGGCGGGCCATTTCCAGCGGCCGGCATTGGGTGGCGGGCGGCATGGGCCCGCCCATGGGCCTGCCGCTGTCCTGGGCCTCGGTCGAGCACTACGCGGAGGCGCGGCACATGGACCATGAGGCGCGCGTGATCCTGCACCACGTCATCGCCGGCCTGGACCGGGACTGGCTGGAGGAGCAGCAGCGCAAGGCCGCGGCCCAATGAGCGGCGCGCGCTTCGCCCGGGAAATCCGGCTGGCCTTCGCGCCGGAGACCCAATGGCCGGAGGTGGTGCGGCGGCTGGCGGCCTATGCCCGGATGGACCGCGACCGGGCCATCCAGGCCGGCCAGTTCAGCCCGGAATACGAGACCATCGTGGGAGGCCGACAGGATGCGGCGGAGGAGACGCTTCGGCCCGGTGAGGTGATTGTCTACCGGGCCCGGGCGCTGGGCATGGCCGCGGCGCTGGGCCTGGCGGAATTGCAGCGCCGCGCCCCGCGCCGGACGGGCGATTACGCCGGCACCTTCGCGGTGGCGGTGCGCGGGCGGGGCGGCTGGGGCGGGTTCATCCGCGCGGCCAGCTTCGACCCCCGGCGGGTGGGCGCGGACGCGGAGGAGATCGTGCTGTTCAGCACGGCCGACTATTCGCGCAAGCTGGACGTGCAGCAGGTGGGCGGGCGGACCATTCGCGTGATGGTGCCGCCCGGGTTCTTCTCGGATGCGGCGGCGGCGGTGCGGCGGGCCTATCCGGCGGTGGATGCCTTCCGCAGCTACAATGTGCCGCGCGGCGTGCGCTGGCCGGGGCCGAAGCGCACCCAGGCGGGGCGGCTGATCCAGTATCCGTGCGTGATGATCTCGGCGCGACGCTAGGCGGCGTCGGTGTCGATCAGATCTTCAATGCGCACGCTGAGCGCCTTCGCCAGCCTGGCCAGCACATGCACATCGCCGCCGCGGCGGCCGTTTTCGATCTGCGCCAGGTAGGGCTGAGATAGCTCCGCCGCCTTCGCGAGGGCCGCCTGAGTGAGGCCCGCAAGGCCGAGCAGGCGGGGAGCCGGGCAACTGTGTCCGATCGCCTCAACCTTGCCGCCACCCCCGACCGGGAGCCTGACGCCATGCCGCATGCTCGGAAAGCGCACGTCTGATGGCTTTCGTCGGCGATTTCGCGCTCACCTATGCCCCCGAGGTGGACAGCCGCAGGGCGGTGGAGGAGCTGAACAAGCTCTCGCGCGCGGCGGCGGGCGTGGGCGAGGCGGTGACCGAAACCACCACGCGCCTAACGCGCGGCACCACCTCCTTCAGCGCGCTCTCCTCCCGCTACAACGACACGGAGCGCGCGGCGCGGGCGGTCGAAAGCGCCACGCGCCGGCACAACCAGGCCATCGAGGACGCCACCCGCCTTGCGCGGCAGGAAGGCATCGAGCAGCAGCGCCTCCAGGCCACCATCGCCAGCATCACCCGCGCGAAGGAGCAGGCGGCCGTCGCCGCCGTGCGCGGCTTCAACTCCGAAGCGCAGGCGGCGGCCCTGGCGCGCGCCGGCTATGCCCAGTTGGCGACGCAGGCCCGGGCCGGCGTCAGCGCGCAGGCGGCGCTGGCGGAGGCATCGGCCAACAGCACGCGCGGCCTGGGCCTGCTGTCCGCGGCGGCCAGCGGCGCCGGTGGCGCCCTGGGCGGGCTGGTCAGCGCCTTGACCTCGCCCGCCGCCGCCATCGCGGCCCTGACGGCAGGCGTCACGCTGGGCGCCCGGCAGATCGCCAACCTGGGCGACCAATACACCAGCACCATGAACCGCCTCCAGGCCGCCACGGGCAGCGTGCAGACGGCCACCCAGGTCTATTCGCAGCTGGTGCAGATTAGCGCGCAGACCGGCGCCTCGATCAACGACAGCGCCGCCGCCTTCCAGCGCTTCGCCATCGCTGCCCGCGGTATCGGCGCCACGAATAGCGAGGTGCTGACGCTCACGCGCACCCTGCAACAGGCGGCACTGGTGGCGGGCGCGTCCACGCAGGAAATGGCCAGCACCACGCTCCAGCTGGGCCAGGCCCTGGCCTCCGGCACCCTCCAGGGCGACGAGCTGCGGGCCATCCTGGAGGCGATGCCCTCGCTGGCCGAAGCCATTGCCCGGCAATTGGGCGTCTCGGTGGGTGAGCTGCGCCGGATGGGCAGCGAGGGGCAGCTCACCTCCGAACGGGTGTTCAACGCCATCCTCCGTTCCAGTGAGCAGATCAACGAGCAGTTCAGGAACCTGACGCCCACCATGAGCCTCGCCTTTGGCCAGCTCGGTGCGGCGATGACGGACTTCGTGGGCCGGCTGGATCGTGCCCTGGGGTTGAGCCAGGGGATCGCGGCGGCGGCGGCGGCGGCGGCCAACTTCGTGCGCGGCGGCTCTCAGCGGCTGTTCGGGACGGAAGAGGATCGCGCCAGGTTCGCCCTGGTCGATGCCGAGGCCCGCCAGGCTGCGTTGAACCAGCAGATCGCGAATGCGGAGGCCGCGCGCGAGGCGCAGATCAGCCAGTTGCTGCCGCGCAACGCCTCGCCCGCCCGGATGGAGTTCGCACGCGGCTTGGCGCTGCGCGATCCGCAGGTGGAGCAGCAGACGCGGGAAATCCAGCGCCTGCGGGAGAACCTCGCTGCGCAAGAAGCCGCCATCGAGCAGCACTTAATCTCCGTGCAGACCCTTGAGGGACGGGCGCGCACGCAGCAGGAGGCGGAGGCACGAGAGGCCGCCGCACGCCGGTTGGAAACGCAGCGGCGTGCGGATGAAGAATGGCTGCGCGGCATGCGTGAGAGGCAGGAGCCAAGGCTGCGCATCGAGCGGGAATATGCCGACCGGATGCGGGAGATTGATGAGCGCCTCCAGCGAGGGTCGATTGATGCCGCCCAAGCCGACCGGCTTCGCGCGGGAGAAATCGAAGCCCGCGCCCAGGCCCTGAGCCGCTTGGACAACGCAGTGCGTGGCACCGCCCGTAGCATTCAGCGCGCGGCCGATGTGGACCGCGACTACGCCCAGATCCTGCGCGACCAGGAATCGCAGGTGAACCGCACGCTGACGGAGGAGCAGCGCCGCGAGCAGGTGCTGGAGCGGCTGAACCAACTGGCGGAACAGGGCCGGATCAGTGAGCAGCAGCTCGCGGAGGGGCGAGAAGCCGTGGCGCGCGCGACGGAGGCGGCGCGCGAGCGCGAGGTCCGCCAGGCGGCCGAGCGCGCGGCCCGGGCGACCGAGCAGGCCCTACAGCGCCAGCAGCAAGAGGCCGAGCGCACCACCGACCGCATCACCAGCTTTTTCGGCGATGCCTTCGCCCGCGCATTTGAGAACACGGGCGGCGGGTTCCGCAGCCTGATGGACAGCTTCCGCCGCGCGGCCATCAGCACCTTCGCCAGCATCGGGGCCCAGGCCATCATACGGCCCATCATCGCCCCCATTGTGCAGAGCTTCGGCGGCTCTGGGCTGGGCAGCCTGCTGGGCATCGGCGGGGGTGGGGCCACGGGCGCGGCGGGCGCCACGGGCGGCTTTAGCCTCGGCCTCGATCAGATCCTTGGCGGTGTTGGCCTGGGCAGCCGCATGTTCGGCGGCGGCTCGCTGTTCGGCAGTGGCGGGATGCTGGGAGGCATCGGGAACAGCGTCAGCGGCTTCCTGGGCCAGACGCTCTACAACGCGCCGTTCGGTGGGTCGCCGAGCTTCAACTCCATTGACGCCATCGGCTCGACGCTCGGCGCCCCCGTCAGCATCGGCGCCACCCTCGGCGCCCTCGGCGGCATCGGCGCGGGCGCCTTCGGCATCATGTCCGGCATCCAGAAGGGCGGCGTCGGGGGCGCCTTCATGGGCGCGGGCGGTGTCGCGGGTATCGGCGCGGGCCTGGCCACCCTCACCGGCATCGGGGCGTCCCTGGCGCCCATCCTGGGGCCGCTGGCCATTGCCCTGCCGCTCATCGGCATGCTGCTGCCCGGGCAGCGCCCCAGCAGCAAAATGCAGGGCAGCATCGTGAACTTCGGCTACGAGAACGAGGTTCGGCCCATTGGCTTCGACGGCGCCAAGTTCAGCCCGGAAAACCGGGGCATCGCGGATCAGTTCACCGCCAGCCTGCGGAACCAGGAACGCATCCTGGCGGATTTGGTGGGCTTCCGCGCCACGGGCGGCTTCGATCTGCGGGTGGGGGATGAGCGCGGCGACGGCCCCGCCATCGCGTTCGAGTTCATGCGCGGGCAATCCCAGGGCGTGCAGCGCTTCGGCAAGGATGAGGCGGGGCTGCGCGCGCTGTCCGAATACGCCAGCGAGCAACTGTTCCTGGCATTCCAGGACGCGGCGGCTGAACTCAGCACCGACATGGCGCGCATCGTCCGCGGCAGCGCGAACATGGAGCAGCTGACGGCGAATGCCGAGTGGTTCCGCACCAGCTACGAGGCGCTCAGCGGCACCATGCGCCGCACCTCGGACCTGGGCAACGCGCTGATCGCCTTGCAGACGCCCTTCACGGACGCCATCGCCAAGGCCCAGGAATTCGGCCTGTCGGTGGACGGGCTGACGCGCAACCTGGAAACCTCCGTGCGGCGGTTCCTGAACCAGACGCTGCGCCAGGCTCAGGGCCGGCAGTTCATCGACACCATGGAGGGCATCATCGTCTCGCGCGGCACTGCCCAGTCCGCGCTGGACGGGCGCGAAGGCGCGGCGCAGCTTTCCGCCATCGCCGGGCTGCAACTGCGCGAGCTGTTCTCGCAGCTCACGCCCAAGCAGCTGCTGGACGCGCTGGCGAACACCGGCGACCGTCAGGCGCAGATCATCGGCCAGCAGGTGCTGGAACAAATGCGCGCCACCGCCATCACGCAGCAGCGCGATGCCATGGACCGCGCCTCCGGCCGGGACGTGCTTGTGCAGGCGCGGGACATCATCCGCGCCTTTGATGAACTCGCCCCCCAGCTCGGCGCGCTGGGGCAGACGGAGCTGGCGTGGGACTCCCTGCGCGCCCAGGTGGGCGGCTTCGTCAGCAACCTCAGCACCGACCAGCTGCGGCTGCTCACGGCCTTTGACGACATGACCAACAAGCTCAGTGACGACGTGATCCGCGCTGCCGCGCGCACCGCCCTGGCCCAGCGCGAGGCGGCCGAGGCGCAGGAACGCGCGGCGGAAGCTCAGGCCGAGGCGGCGCGTGAGGCGGAGCGCATCCTGGCGGCCGGGGGCGGCATCCGGGCCTATATTGACGCGCAGCGCGGCAGCGCCTCGCCGGGCGGCCCCTCGCCCATGGCCGCACTGACGGAGGCTCAGAGCCAGTTCGGCCGCGATCTGGCCCTGGCGCGTGAGGGTGACGTGGATGCCCTCCAGCGCATCACCGGCACGGCGGACAGGCTGCTGAGCGCGGGCAGCGCCGCCTATGCCAGCGGCCCGCAATTCCAGGCCTTGCGCGAGATGACGCTGGCCAGCCTGGAGAACCTGCCGGTCACGCGCAGCTATGACGCGATGATCCTGGAGGCGATCCAGGCCCTGGGCGGCTCGGTGGACGTGGCGGTGCAGGTGGAGATGATCCGCGCCATCACCGAGCAGCTGAACGCCCTGCCGGCGGCGGATCGCGCGCAGCTCATCCAGGAGGGCGAGGTCCGGCGCAACATCGAGCAGCGCATCGGCCGCGCCTTGACGGAGGCAGAGCTGGCCCAGTTGGTGGCGGGTGGAGACATCACCCGCACGGTGGCGCAGATCATCTCGGCCGCGACCGGCAACCCGCTGATCGCCCCGGGCTCGATCCGGCGCGACGTGCTCCAGAACGTGGAGACCACCGAGACCATCGTCATCAGCCGCAGCATTGACGACAAGCTGTCGAACCTGCTGGGCAAGGTGGACTTCAACACCCGCGCCACGCATGAGGTGCTGGTGCTGATCGCCAACGCGGCGCAGACCCTGGTGAATGTGGGCGTGCTGGGGCAGGGGCCTGCGGGCGGCTTGCGCGTGGCGGCCCGTGTTGCGGCACACCAGGAAGCCGGCTCCTGGGTCAAGTTCGCCGAAGGCGGGCCCGTGACCGGCGGCATTCCCGGCGTGGACAGCGTGCCCGCGCTGATGATGCCGGGCGAATTCGTCCTGCGCGCCAGCGCCGCCCGCGCCTTAGGGCGCGAGACGCTGGAGGCCATGAACGACGGCATGCTGCCAGTGGTCCCGATGGGCGGCGGCAATGGCGATGTGGTGCGGGAGCTGCGCGAACTGCGGCGGGAAGTCGCGGCGCTGCGGGGCGAGAATGCCGCCCTGCGGGGCGAGATGCGGCGCAACACCAGCGTGGCCGAGCGCACGGCCGCGGCGACGGAGAGTGCGGCCGAAAGCACCGAACGCATGGCCCGCGCCAGCCGCGCGCCGGTGGGCGAGCGGATGAGGGTCGCCTGATGGCCTGGCTTCTTCTGGCCCAGCCCTGGGACGACAGCATCAGCGCCACGCGCTCGCTCTACTTCTCGGACCGGGGCTTCGTGACCGAGCCCACCGAAAGCCCAGCCAATACCTACTGGGACCGGCGCATCGAGGTGCCGTTCCGCTTCACCCAGTCGCTCTACGCCGGCACGGCCGTGTCCGGCCGCAGCGAGGTCTCGGCGGGCTCCATCACCCTGGCGAACGACGATGGCGCTCTGGACGCGCTGGCGGACTATGACTGGGACGGCCGCCTGGTGGAGCTGCGCCACACGTCCGTGGCCAAGCCGGTGCTGGCGGATTTCGCGCTGGTCTTCTCCGGTGTGGCGGAGCGCATCGTGCTGGGCGACGAACTGCAGATCGAAATCCGGGACCTTCAGGCCCTGCTGGATGAGCCATTCCAGCCTGATCGCTATGCCGGCACGGGCGGGCAGGAGGGGCCGGCGGAGTTCGAGGGACGGCGGAAGCCCACGCTGCTCGGCCGCGTGCGCCAGTTCCAGCCCATCATGCTGGACAGCGCCACGCTGCTCTATGCCTTCGGCGCCGGCCCTGTGGGCGGCATCCTGGCGCTGCGCGATGCGGGCGTCACGCTCACCGCCGGGACGGATCACGCCACCTTCGCGGACCTCGCCGCGGCGACGGTGGCGGGCGGCACCTACCACACCTGCAATGCGCTGGCCTTGTTCCGGCTCGGCTCGCTGCCGGTGGGCGTGCTGACCGCGGATGCCGATGGCGCGGCGCCGGGCGGCACGGTGCTGCGCACCTTCGCCGCCCTGGCGGTGCACGTGATTGACCGCGCCACGACGCTGGGCGCGGGCGACTTCGCCACGGGCACGGTGGCCGCGATGAACACCACGGCGCCGCAGCATCTCGGCTGGTGGGATGATGGCGGCGGTGAGGTCACGGTGCGCCAGGTGCTGGACCGCCTCGCCGCCTCGGTCGGCGCGCATTACGGCTTCGGGATTGACCGCAAGATCACGCTGGGCCGGCTCGATGCGCCGGCCGTCACGCCGGACCTGGTGCTCACCGACCGGGATGTGGTGCGGCTGGAGCCGCGCGAGGTGGCACGGCGCCTCAAGGCGCAGGTGGTGCGCTGGGGGCGGCGCTGGCGGCCCCTGCGGCCGGATGAGATCGCCGGCTCGGTCAGCGACACGCTGCGCGCGGAGATGCAGGAAGAATGGCGCCAAGCCTCGAACGAGAGCGCGCCGGTGGCGGCGGCCTCGCTGCTGGCGCGCGAGGAGACGGAGGACAGCGTGTTCGACAGCGCCACGGACGCGGCGGATGAGGCGGCCCGGCGCGTGGCGCTCTATGGCGCGCGCCGCGCGGCCTTCGCCGTGGACGTGGCGTCCGATGTCGCGGTGACGGTGGGGCAGACGGTGGAGCTGCGCGACGCGCGCTATGGCCTCTCGGCGGGCAAGCGGTTCCGCGTGCTGGAACTCAGCCGGGATGTGGCGCGGGACACGTTGACGCTGGAGGTGTGGGGCTGATGGCGAATATCGCGCTGCTGTATGACAAGCCGAGCGATGCCGGCGCCTTCTCGGGCGGCTCATGGGTGGCGGGCCTGCCGCTGGACAACCTCAAGGAGCGGGACGTGCAGCGCCTGGCGCGGACGACGGACGCGCTCACCGCCAGCACGCGCTTCCGGGTGGACCTGGGGACGGCGCGGCCCTTTCCGATTTCCAGCTTCGCGCTGCTGAACCACAACGGCACCACGGCCGCGACCTGGCGTATCGTCGTCACCAACGACGACGACGACAGCGACCCGGGCGCCCGCACGGCCGACACCGGTGACCTGCCGCTCTGGGTGCCGACCGTGGTGCTGGGCTCGCTGCCCTGGGGCGCCTTTCCCTGGAACGGCATTGACCCGGACGGCTACCCCGCCGGGGTGCTGGCCTTCCACCTGCTGCCCGGCGCGGTGCTGGGCCGCTATGTCTGGGTCTACATCACGGACACTGCCAACCCCGCCGGCTACTTCCAGGCCGGGCGCTTCCTGGCGGGCGAGGCTTGGTCGCCGGAGGTCAACGCCAGCTATGGCGCCTCGATCCAGTATGTGGACCCGAGCGAGACGCGCCGCACGCGGGGCGGCCGGCGGCTGGTGTCGGCCAGGCCGCGCCATCGGCTGTTCCGGATGGACTTCGAGGCGCTGACGCAGAATGAGGCCATGGGCACGGCCTTCGAGGTGCAGCGCCGCCTGGGCAAGGCGGGCGACTTCCTGCTGTGCCTGGACCCGGCGGCGGATGGCTCGATCCGGTTCCGCCAGACGATCTACGCCGCGCTCTCCGATTTGGAGCCCGCGAGCATCACGTCCCATCGAACCTGGGCATGGGGCCTAACAGCTGAGGAGCTGGTGTAATGGCAGAGGCGGATCGCCTGCGGCTGCAAAACCGCACGCAGAACCAATATGATGGCTATGGCTACGCGGCACTGTTCACGGGCGACCTCAACGCGGTGGCGGCGGTCGGCAATGACGTGGCGGCGGATGCGCTGGCCGCGCAGCAGGCGGCGGATGCGGCGGCGGCGAATGTGCTGGCCCAGACCGCGACGAATGCCGCAACCGCCACGGCCGGCGCCAACACCGCCACCACCCAGGCTGGCATTGCCACGACGCAGGCCAACGCCGCCATCGCGGCGGCGCAGAACATCCCCACCCCCGGCACCGACCCGACCGAGACGCCGCGCAACGCGGACCTGGGCAGCGCGGCCTTCGTCGCGGCCAATGCGCTGCGGGGGCGGTTTCCGGCGGCGGCCGGCGCGGCCTACCAGATCACTGCCGACGATTGGGGCCGGACGCTCATCGCGGAGAGCGGAACCTTGACCTGGACGCTGCCCCTCATCACGCAGTTGCCGGACGGGTGGTGGGTGCAGGTCTGGAACCGCTCGGGCAACACGCTGACCATCAACCGCGCGGCCTCGGCCGTGATCGGCGCCAGCGCCGCCAGCGTCACGGTGGCTGACGGGGCGGGCCTCACGCTCGCCCGCCGCGACGACACCCGCTTCGAGAGGATCGCCTGATGCGCGCGCCCGTTGACCTGGATTTCGCCCGTTCGGGCATCATTGACCCGCGCGTGACGATCAGCCGCGCGTCGGGCGGCACCCGGCGCGGGCCGGATGGCGTGTGGCGCGAGGTGGGCGTCAACACCGGCCGCCTGCATTGGGACGCGGCCGGCGTGGCCCTGGGCCTGCTGATCGAGCCGACGCGGACCAACATCTGGACCAACCCGCGCATGGAGCCGGTGTCCGGCGCGGGGCTGCCCACCACCTATGCCACGGCGGGCACGGACACGAGCATCACCACCTATCTCGCGCAGTCGTCCACGCTGGGGGTGCAGGGGCGGCGCGTGCAGGTGGTCGGCACGGCGGCGGTGAACATCTTCCGGCATCTCAGCACGCTCCCGGTGGCGCTTGCCGAGGGCAGCTACGTGTTCAGCCGCTTCGCCGCGTTCCTTTCCGGCTGGGGCGTCCCGGCGCCGCGCCTGACCGCCTTCGGCGCTACTGCGACGCCCACGGAAATCACGCCCAGCGCCGCGTTGGTGCGGTATTCGCTGCCCGTGGTGATCCCGTCCGGTGGTGGTTCGCCGGCATTTGCCGTCGGCACGAACCCCGCCATCGCGGCCGGGGCGGCGCTGAACCTGGACGCGTTTTTCGGCTGGGATGGGCTGGAGGCGGGCCTCTACGCCACCACGCCGATCCTGCCGCCGGTCGGCACGCCGG